TCGAGCCGTATCACTCGTTCTTTTATTTCTGGGATGTCTGACAATATTATTTTTTCTAGTTGCACTTGTTTTGACTCAACTGCTTGTAGTCTTGTTGACATCATTCCGTAGGTTGCACCTGCGGCTACTAAAATTAATCCGAACCAAATAATATTCTTTAAACTATTTTCCATAATTAAAACCCAAAGTTACTTGCACCCATTAACCTGTTGTAGTCTGAATTGTTTAATGATGCAAGGCCTCCTTCATTAAAGTTTAAGAACTGACCTTTTTGTCTATTTGTAAAATAATCAAAAGGCACATCTGCCATGTTGTAATTAATACCTATATTTTTGTTAACAGGGATGGTTTCTTTTTCAAAATTAGCAGGAATTATAAAATCTTCTCCTTGAGGCGCCACGTTTGAATTCATCCTTGAAATAAATTCTTCACTAGGATCTGTTTGTGTTTTTTCTTTCAAAGGATTTAAACTTTTTATACCGTCATAATATTTTTTTAATTGATCAGTTATGTCTGTTCCTGCTTGACTTCCTATGTCAGTAAAGTAATCAGCGATATTTTTACCACCTTCCATTGTGCTTGCTAAAAGTTTTAAAGGAAAGGGTGCTGCAACTTTCATCGCTTTATTTAACATTTTTGCACTTTCAGGCATAAAAGTTTCATATGCTAAATCAGGATTTATTTCTCCTAAAGTATTTAAATATTCATTGTATTGAGGAGTCGTTAAACCTTCTCTTGCTTTCATTGTTTCAATAGTTTCTCCTGAAAAAGGATTAATTGTTGAAGCAGCTACAGTTGGTGTTGATCCATAATTTATTCCAAAAAACGTTTTGTCCCCTTCGTGACCAAGAAAATCACCTTTATTTACTACTCCTTTTCCAAAACTACTTGCTATTGAATTTCGTAATGTATTTTCTTGTTGTTCTTTTAAAAGATTAGATAAATTATTAATACCACTTTGCGCTGCTCTGTAATTATCTTTGCCTCCACTAAAATCATCTTTATCACTTTGCAGTATACTTTTAATTCCTTTTGTTTGATCCTTTACTCGTTTATCTATGTTTTGATAACGCGGTCTAGAGTCAATACCTCTTGATCTAGCTTTGCTAACACTTTTTTTAAACTTTTTTTGTAAAGCACTTGATCTAGACATTACACTTGGCTTCGTAGTGCTAACGCTGCATCTATGTCACCAGATGCCAACGCGGCTCTTTGTTGTTGGTTCATTGGTCGGGGGTTCGCGACTATTGGAGAGGCGCCCGCCATAATATTTTCATTACCCATGCTAGGAATTTCTGGCATATCAACACGTTGTGTAGGTGCTTCTTGAGCAGACGCAATATTATTCATCGCTTGATCTTCAATTTGTCCTTGTACCATGCCATCTAAATTAATTTTTTCTGACTCTTCATATCGTAAGTTATTATAGCTTTGTTCTGCGCCAGGATTACCTGCTGCACTCATTGAGTCTTGATAACCAGTGCCAAGAAGCCAATCCATAAATCCTTCAGGATTTTCTACAGCCCCTTTATATGTTTTAAATTCATCAGGAAACTCATCCATACGAGGAGAGCCTGATACTGTGTTGTAAAAGTCTTTTAAAATATTTACATATGCAGCTCTTTTTACTGTAAGAGAAGCACCTTCTTCAATCATTTGTGAATACCGTTTTAATACATTTGGTGAAGATAAAAAGTCTCCTGTAAATCTTGCTAATAAACCTGCAATAACAGGTGTTGGTCCAAATGCTGCCGCACCACCTACACCAGCTGCAGCGCCAAAAGAAAATGTTTTTAAACCTGATCGAACACCACCTAAAGCAAAACGTCTTTGAATCAATCGAAACGCTTCAGGTATGTCCGCTTGTTCAATTTTTCTTGTTAAAGCTATAAGCTGATCAATGTTTTCTTTAACTACTTTAGAATTTCTACCTGTAAGCTCTAACATTTTTTCAAATCCTGGTTCGCCATATCCTATGTTTTGTAAAAACTTATCTGGGTTAAGTGCATAATCAGTAACTTGAACTGTTTTTGTTTTACCAGCACCCATAGATACTGTTTCAACAATATCAATTGGGTTATCTAAACGAAGAGCATTTTTAAATCCTTTATCTATCCATGTTCGTACAACGGAATCATACGCTGCTTCACCTATTAGTTCTTTTAAATCTACTGCCGCTTGAGGTGTCATTTTATTTTTCATGACAATGTTGAATAACTCATCAGAATAATTCCAACCTGGTAGTTCTGGTCCAGCAGAGAACATGTTCTCATCAATTAGTTTAAATTTCTTTGCCTCTGGGCTTTTATATAGTGGTGACATTTTAGCAAATACAGAGTTTGCTCTAAGTAAGGCTTTCTTTGCAGACTCGGCCGCAATCATTTCTGTTTCAGATAAACCCTGTCTCCATCCAGCAAAATTATTTAAATCTGTTGTCAAAGCTTTTCTTGCTTCTGCTAAAACATCAGAACCAGCAAAGTTATTCATGCCTGTGTCTGCTTTCATTTTACCGTACAGATTATTTAATTGACGTTGAAATCCTCTAAGTTGCATTGGTGTAATATACTGAGGAGCATTACCTAGTACATTAACAATAAAGTCTTCTACTTCATTTAGTGCTGGTGAATACTCTGTGCCGTCATCTAATGTTGTTTTGTATTGATTAATTCTATCTTGTAGTAACTTACCAATGTTCTTTGTGTTCTGTGTTGAAATAAAAGGTTTAGATATCTTTTCAGAAGTTTTTTCAAAACTTTTATATAATAAATCATTAATGTAAGAAAATCTTTTGTATCTATCCTCTGCAGCTTTATGCATAAACATACCAACATCTGTTAAATGTTGTATAGGAGCAAAACCATTTATTCTTATTTCTGCCTCAATTGCTTCATCTAAAGAGTTATACCCATTTGCTTTTAAATCTTTCATAAATATCGCTTTGTCTTGTTTATTCATAAGTTTGTACTGTGCTCTGTAAAACTCCGCTGGATCACCAATTAGTGTTGCTTGTTCGCCAATTGCTTGTTTTGATTTAATTAAAGATCGAAGCTGTCTTTCTTTCATTAGTGTACCAATTAATGGGAACACACCAACAACTTTACCAAAACCTTTAACAGCAGAGCCTAAATTTTGTCCTGTAGCTGCAATAGAAATACCAATCGGTATACCATACTTGTCCGCTAGTTTTGACATCGCTGAACCATCTTGACCGAGACCTAAAATTCTTCCTATAACAGGTCTAGCATATGTAAAAAGAGGTCCTAAACCTGCTGCCATTGTTGTAAACATGGCACTATTTCTCATTTCTGCTAATGCTTGCATGCCTGGATCTGCTTCATCAGAAGGTTCACCAAGACCTCCTGCTGCTCTTATTAAATCATTTATAAAATCATATGTTGCTGTACCACCTGCACGTCCAAGTGAGGCACCTGCTACAACTCCTGCTCCACCACCCATTACTTTTTTATATACTGTGCCTGGTACTTTAGCTACTCCTGGCATAGCCATAGATGCTTCCATAGCCATAGCGGGAAGTGAACCAAGAAGCTCACCACCTAAAGCAAAGTCGCCTTTTTCTGTTGGAAGAAAATCAGATAATGTTTCTCCAGCGTTAACCAATTGTGCAAAAGCATAATCTTTTGGTCTTCTGAATTTTTCAAATCCTTCAAATCCTTCAGTAGGATTTTCTTCTTTAAGTTTATCCATGTATTTTTGAAACTTGTTGCCATAATAATTAATAGGGTCAGTATCTCTTTTACCCTCTTCTGTTATTTTGTATTGACCTATTGCATATTTCATAAAGTTAGATTCATTCGCCTTGTATGTTTCCATAGTAACAGGTGCTAATTTTTCAGCTTGTCTTTTTTGATTAACAAAATTTAAAACATTTGTAGCTTCAATATCATTACGTGGAACAAATAAACCTTCTTGAGATAGAGCAGGTTTGTCATCAACCACCTCTTCTACTTTTAAATAAAGTGGGTAATTTAAACCTGTTCTACTTGGTTCTATAGTAATTGTTTGATACCCTGGAGGGGTCATGTCATTTGGATCTGCCATATTAATTATTCGTTCCTAAATTTTCATTAAATGTTGGTGCACCTCCTGTGCCATCATCCGTTCCACCTAATCCTACTGATGAATCTGTTGGAACAAATTCACTTTGTACTGCTGATGAACTTATAACTATGTCTTGTCCTGCTGTTTGACCAACAAAAGAATTGTAAGGAATATCTGATATTAAACTTTCATATCCTTCTCCAAATTTATTAAAATTCAACATGTCTGATTTTAATTTTGCTTCAATTTCTTCATACACAACTTGTAGTGAAGCTCTAATTGCATCAGAACCACTTAAATTATAAATATCAAGTGACGCTTTTGCGTTATCAATATCATCTTTGTTAAGTCTTCCTGAGTCTTTACGAGATCTTGCAAGAGCATAGTAAATTGAATTTAATTTAACTTCGTTCTTTGGTATTGATGGATTAAAGAAAGCTCTATAAATTTCATATGCTTCATCACCTTCTGCTTGCATAAAGTTTTCACCATTTTTATCGCCATCTAAATTGTACTTAACATATTCTTGTTTTAAGTGACTAATAACACTATTTTCAATTTTTTGAACTTGCCTGTCATAAGATTTTTGATCAATAACATTCTTTGCTTTTAAAGCGTCCATAATATCAAATGCTGTTGATCCAACACTTTGTGTGAACTTTGTAAATAAACCAGGTATACCAATGATACCAGGGTCTAACATAATAGACTGTTGAACCTCTCTGATAAACTTTAAGTTTTGTTTTGAGTTGTTAATTCTACTTGATAAATCCATTAGCTGTTTTGCATTAGGATCTAAATCACCTTTATTGTTTAAAGTGAAGTTAGTAACAATAGCTTCAGGACGAGGAACATATTTAAATGTACCTCCATCATTAACAGGGAAGTAAGGAATGGGAATACCATTTGCATCCTCTTGTAAGTATCCCATAGCAAATTTACCTGTTGATTGATCAAATAAAACCTTACCCTCTTTTTTATATTGTTCTTTTAATAATTCGTAATGTCTCTTCATTGCTTCTTGATCCGTGTCATATTGATAGTTGTAATACATTTTAGAAAGATCACGCATGTACGCTTTATTTTTTTGTGCTTCATCAAAATTAAAACCAAAAGCTTTCATAATGATTTCACCTTGCAATGCTTTTGATGCATTCTCTGATGCTTGTTTTGTATCTAAAATATATTTTCTTCTTGCCGCATCTTCTGCTTGTTGTTCTTTACGAGCTATTGCTTTCGCTTCTCTCTCTTTACCTCTTATTGCCGCGACATCTTGAATAAATGCATCTCCCGCTCTTGCAATAGAGGGAGCCATTGTACCTCCAGGTGTAGGTTGCATCAAGGCAAGCCCTGCTCTTGCAAGGGCTAAATTTTTTTCAAAACCATAATCAGGAGCTTCTGCAGGTTCGTCTGCGTATAATCTATCATACTCTGCAGCGATATCTGCTGTTGATCTTGTAGGTACAAGTTCTGCCATTGCTGCTTGATATATAGCAGGGTCTACTTGATCTGCTGTTAGTGCTAGAGCTTCCATAATACCCGTGCCATCACCGCCCAAAGCACTTGTGATCCGTGATTGTGGATACGAGATTACTCCTGCATCCGATTCGACTGCTGATGCTTTTGGTTCTAGTTTTTGTCTTGTTTCTCCACTTCCGTAATTTCCTGGAATATTTATTTCGTTTGGATAAAATTTACCAGTTCCATCATCATAGTCTACAAAACCATAATCTACGTCAGCTTCGTTTTTAAACATTGGTCTATTAAGAATAGAATCTGCCATGTGACCTACTAACTATACATTGCACCAAGTCCTCCGAGACCCGCTAGACCTCCTCCGACCGCTGCTGCTAATGGATTAGTATATGGTATTGGCTGTTGACTCATAGACTGTTGAACAGAAGGAGTCGCAGCCAAAATATCAGAACCAAACTGAATTCTTTGTCTAGGCTCTAAGCTTTGTGCTGTGCTAAATCTAAAGTCTTCATCAGCTATTGCTTGATCTCTAGTTCGTTGAACTTGACCAGCACCAAGTAATGATTGAATACCTTGTTGTCCTAAACCAAATTGTTGAGCACCTAAATTACCAAAACCTAATCCTTGTTGACCAATACTGGATGCTAATTGTCCAGTTGTTTGACCAAGCTGTCCATAAACAGGCGCTGCTTGTAATTCTCTTGCTCTTGCTGACTCACTTGTTCCTATTGCTGCTTGTTGTGCTTGCATGAAGTTTCTTGATAAATCTTCAAATACTCTTTTTGATTTTATGTCTTGTAAATTTTTTGCTAACTCTGCTTCTTGAACACCAAATCTATCTCCGCCAAAAGCTCCTGCTCTTTGTGCTTTAGTTGCAAGATTACTTTGTGCCATTGCTGCTTGTTCATCTAATTGTTGTAGTGCTTTTTTAGTTACATCAGCTTGATACTGATTCATAAAGTCTGATGTTCTAGCTGTTGTAGGATCAAATTGTTGTTGTGCCGCTTGTAAAGAAGGTATACCCAAAGCTGCTGTTGCTTGTCCTGTTCCAAGTCCTGCTATAGCTTGATCTAAACCAGCACCTGCTTTTTGCATAAAAGGTTCAAAAGATGCTACACCTGTTCGTTGTCCTGTTGTAGGATCTATTCCCATTTGTCTTGAAGCTTCAGTAAAAGCTGCTGACTCTGTTGGTGCAAAACTAGCTATACCACGTCTAAATTGATCAACGGGTGTATCTAAAAGACCTGGAGATTTTTTATCACCAATTTTTTTCCCTGGTGGTAATGTATCACCTTCTTTATAAACTTCAGTTCCACCATATACACTGTCTAAAAGTCGTCTTCTATAGTCTTCTAAAAATGGTGCTTCTCTAGCTATCTGCGTTGATGTCTGTGCTACCATTAAGCTACTCTCTGACCCATCTTAGCAAGTTTATCTTGTAGTGCGTACATAAAGTCTGCGCCTTTTTCTCTTGCTTGTTGTGCGTTTTTTGCACCCATCATTACACCTGCACCATTAACAGCATCAGTTCGTTGTACAAACTCGCCGTCACTTAACATTGCAGGTATTGAATCACTTGTCTTCGTACCAGGTCCACTTATCTGACCTGTTCTTCTTGGATATACATCTCCACCTTTTGACATGTTTCTTATACTTTTTAAATAATCCATTGCTTCTTCGTAAGACATGTTACCGTCGTCCATTAAAATTTCTAATTCTTTGGGATCTACTGATCCACCTTTTGCCATTCCCATAATACCTTGACCTGTCATTGCTGAATATTGAACAGGTTGTTCTATTGATTTTAATCCATTAACTGGTTGTTGTCCCATCATGCCGCCCGTAGCTTTATATGTGGGAGTTAAATTTTGTATTCGTCTTTCCTCTGGTGGTCTTTCAAATTGTCCGCCATACATTTTATCTACTGCACTCATGTATTCACTTGCATCAGGAACGTTTGCTTTATCTCTATCTTCTTTTGCCGCGAGGTAAGATAAGTATGCTGGTAGTCCTGTTGATAGTGCTTGCATACCAAAAGAAGGTTTTGGATTTTCGTCTGTGCCTCTTTGAGAAAAAATAGTATCAAAAATTGATTTTTTAGTGCCTGGTATTTGAATAGCATTTGGATTGTCTGTATTAAAAAAAGGAGTTCCTGTTCCAATTTGTCTTTTTACAATTTGTTCTACAGGGCCTGATTTTCTATTTAATAAACTAGACAAAGGACTTCCTTGCGGATTACCAATACCACTTAAATATGTACCTGCTGCTGATAGCAAAGCGTCTTTTGGTTTGTTACCTGTAAGTAATGAAGCAATACCTGATCCAAGCATAGCTCCTCCTGCGCCTGGCAGTATCATGTTTCCAATAAAAGGTGCTGCTATCTGCAACCCTTTTTCTAATATTCCTTTTAAACCTTTAAGCATAATCTCCTAATAAACTGCAATTTATGTGATTGTCGTATGCAAGGAGGCGGGCCTTGGATAAATAAGCCTATTTAATTATATATTTATAGGCAAAATATTGCTATATGACAATATATATTTGCAAGTAGAAAGGAAAAGCATGGCAAAAAAGAAACAACAAACCGAACAAGTCTTAAAGTTTGATACTATTAGACCCTTTGGTCCTACAATAATGAGAGGTAGAATGCCTGATTTTATTACTAAAATGCTTGATGATAAAGCGACAGAGATGTTGACTGATAAGAAATTATCTAAAGAGTTTGATCATTCAGGTAACTTAGCAGGTAATGTTAAACAAGAAGTTCGTTTCCCGCAAGACTGGATGAACACAGAAGAGTTCTTGCCTATGGTACAATTAATTGGTGAAATGGTTAAGAATTATATTTCTATACCACCAGCAAGTGAAACAATTAGACCAGAGTTTGTAGGTAAGATGGTCATTGAATCTATGTGGTCCGTGAGCCAGTGGGCAGGAGACTTTAATCCTTTTCACATACATGAAGGTCAACTATCTGGTGTATGTTATTTACGAGTACCAAAAAGTTTACCAGAAGAGTATGCAAAAGAAGATCACTATCCAACAGTAGGTGATATATGTTGGTTCAATGGTCAAGCGGCTACGTTCAGTGGACATAAACATCAAGAGTCACCAAAGGTTGGTGATATATTTTTGTTTCCAAATTGGTTAGCACACGGCGTATATCCATTTAGAACACCAAATGAAGAAAGAAGATCAGTATCTTTTAATTTACATTTGATTAAAAAAGAAGAACCACAACCATTGGATAATTAATGCAACATCATAAAGAAACAGAGTTCGTTATGTACGTTGATAATTTTTTGGATGAAGCTACACTTAAATCACTTCAAGAAAATATTATAAATTTATCTTATTTGCCTGTAAAAAATGATAGAGGAGAACATTTTGGACATAGACGTACTTTTCCTAAAAGTTTTCATCAAGATCCTTTATTAAAACTTATTAAACAATATTTTTTTCCACACAGAAATCTTGAACCAATATCGGTAAGCGCACATTTAAGAGAGAATAAAAAAGAACCTTTATTTCATACTGATGACAATAAAGGTAATGTTGCTAACTTTCTTTTATTTGTAAAAGGAGAACCTCTTTTAAATAATGGCACAGGGTTTTTATACAATAATCAATTATCTTCTCATGTAGGTTTTGTAGAAAATAGAGCTTTGTTTTTTAATGGAACTAAAATCATGCATAGTGATTTACAATCTTTTGGAGAAAGCTCTCAACGATACACACTTAATATTTTCTATAAGGAAAGTGATGATAAAAGTATTTGATAACGTTTTAAGTAATGATTTTTTAGATTTTATTAATAGAGAGATATTAATTATGCAGTGGGAACTACACCAGTCTACTATAGAAGATCCAGCTAATTTTTTTAATTGCACTACAACTTCATATTTATCACATCAGTTTTTATTTGAATTTTTTTCTAAAAAATATTTTACGTTAAATAAATTAATTAGGTCATATGTAAATTGTTATCCTCCTGAATGTGAGGGCAGTATGCATTGCGATGATGGTGATTTTACATTTTTATTTTTTCCTACTTCTTGGAAAGATGAGTATAAAGGGAGACTTCTTTTTAATGATCAACAAATTAATTACAAAGAAAATAGACTTGTTATTTTTGATACAAAATTAAATCATAAAGCAGAGATAAATAAAGCAAAGAAAATGAGATATAGTATAGCATGGAAAACTGTCAGATAAATAGATTACCTATTTTCACACAAGAAATTTTTTATTTTCAACTTCCTAATTTTAATGAATGGAAGAAACAAGTTAATCAAATTATTTTGGTTGAAGATAATCAAGAAGTTCATAAACACAACACTGCACCAAAAGAAAATTGTAATGTTATGGCTAAAAGAACAGCATGGAACTCTCACGAACGTTACAGTTCTTTAAATTTAATTTGTGAAGAGATAGAAAAAAACATTAAAATATTTATTGATAAAGAAGATTATGACATACCTGATCTTAATGTAAGAAACTGTTGGTTAAATTGGTACAAACAAAATCAATATGCTCAACCTCATAATCATCAAAATTACTTATCAGCAATTTTATTTGTAGATGTTGAAAAATCAAACAGTAAATTTTTTTTTCATTCTAACGACAATGCTGTCTTTATTAAAAAAACAGACTCTCATACAAATTTTAGTAATGTAAAAGAAATCAGCGCAAAAGATGGTACAGTTATTTTTTTTGATGGTTCTATTTTTCATTCAGTTAGTTCAAACACAACCGATAATACCAGGATAACAATGGCAGTAAATTTTGGAGTTGATTATTCAAAAAAAAGAAAGGAGTATTAAAAAGAAAATGGATATAAATAAAGTACCCATGGTCCGTGTTACGTGGCTCGATGCCCGTGATACAGAGACAGGATGGCTAGATATAAAAGACGTCATCAACGCTCCGTTGGCCGTGTGCCAAGAGGTAGGGTGGATGGTTACTGATAACGATCACAGGATAGTTATTATGAGATCTTATAGTAAAGATAAAGATGACATTACAGGTGGAGGTGCTATAGCCATACCTAAAGATTGGGTAAAAAAAATAGAATATTTAAAGGTGGATTATGCTGTTAAATAATAAAGATATAAAAAGAATTAAAAACAAAAAAGTTACTTATGTAAAAAAGTTTACTCAAAATTTAAGCAATTATAATTTTGATATTCTTGCGAGTTTAATTGATGATTATTCTCTAACTGTTATTAACAAAAGTAATATACTGAATTTTAATGCTACTTGGCAGGTTAAAGATGTTCATAAAACAAATACTGATTTTTTTGTTTTTTTAGATTTTTTGTATAAGATTTTTAAATACACTCCTGAAACAAGAGATGGAGTTGATTTATTTTTTTCTTTCGTCACAAATACAGGAATGTCACACGTAGATACAGAAGATGTTTTTTTAATTGGCATGCACGGTAAAACTATTTATCGAATAACAGATACCAATAAAGATTATTTGTTAGAATATGGAGATCTTCTTCACATACCAAAAGGAATTAGACATAAATCAATTTCATCTACTCCTAGAATTATAGCTTCAGTTGGATTTTTTGCAGGTAAATCTTTTGAATAAAGAACAAATATTACATAATTTTTATACCACAGAAAGACTCAGTGTAGATATGAATGATGATGGTGGACCGTTTGGTTTTGATATTCACATGGCTTTAGAAGTTTGTTATTTAATAAAGGAATACAACTGTGACTCAGTAATAGAAACTGGTACTAATATGGGCGATACTACTGAATTTCTTGCAAAATGTTTTCCACAAATAAATATTTTATCTTGTGAAAATAATTATAATTTTTATGAGAATGCAAAAAAAAGATTAAACAAGTATACTAATGTTACACTCTACAATTTATCAAGTGATAATTTTATAAGACACGTTAGTGTTGGTTTTCCTTTTTATTTTTTAGATGCACATTGGAATGACTACTGGCCTTTAGCGGATGAAATATTAAATATTCACAGAGGAGTTGTTTGTGTTCATGATTTTGATATAAATTCTTTAAAGTATAATTTTGATCAATATAATAATGTAAAGAATGATATATCTTTTTTAAAAAAACATATCGGTGTAAACGTAGATTGTTATGTAAACGATCCAACCACGGAGTATCCTTATCCTTTACAACAGAAAAAAAGATTAGCAGGTAGAGCTTACTATGTGTTGGGTAAAGATAATAACCCTTTTAAACAATGTTATAATTTTAAAAAACATGACTAAAATTTTTATAGGCACTCCCTGTTATGGAGGTATGATTACTGCTGATTATTTTAAAAGCGTTTTACAACTAACAGCATTAGCAGCTAGTAAAAAAATAGAATTACAATTTGGCACAATTGGTAATGAGTCATTAATTACAAGAGCTCGTAATACGTTAGTGCAATTGTTCATGGATGAACCACAATACACTCATCTTTTATTTATTGATGCCGACATTGCTTTTAATCCTGAATCAGTATTTCGTATGTTAGATTTAGATGAGGATGTAGTTACAGGTGTATATCCTCGTAAAACAATTGACTGGGGAAAAGTTAAGAGTAGAGCACGAGAAAATCCAAACATATCAGAAGATGAATTACATGCAGCTTCATTGCAGTACAATTTAAATGTTAAAGACCCTAATAAAGTTTTATCTAAAAAAGGTTTTATTGAAGTATTAGATGGCGCCACAGGTTTTATGTTAATAAAAAGAAACGTTTTTAAAAAAATGGCTTTAGCTTATCCTGAGTTAAAATTTATACCAGATCAACACATTGGTGCTCCACATGACAAAACCTTTAATTATCATGACACATCTAAGTGGAACTATGCTTTTTTTGATACGATGATAGAGCCTGATACAAAAAGATATTTATCGGAAGATTATGCTTTTTGTCGTTTGTGGCAGAAAATAGGTGGTAAAATATACGCTGATATTGTAAGTGGTATGACACACATGGGCAATTATTCATTTAAAGGAAATGTGGGAACACAGTTTAAATCAAAATGACTATTCTTAAAGTAATTGATAATGCTGTGCCTGAAGAAATTTTTACATTAGCTTCTAAAGAATGCACTAAAGGAATTTGGCAATTCAATAATAATTCTTTTGATGGAGATCCTAATTTTGGTTTTGGGGCAAGTGATTATATATCTGAAGTTAATTCTTCAATAAAAAAAGGTGAGTTTAATAAATCAAATGTTATTTATAATCTTTGGAATGCAATTAATGGTAAAATAAAAGTAGAAGATAATTTTAAAAATACATTAAAAAGAGTTCATTTAAATTGTGGTCCTCCTTTATATGATCAAGCATGGCATCAAGATGATCCTGCTGTTTTTTCAAAAGACATAACTGTCGTTCACTTTTTACATTCAACATGGGATGTAACATGGGGTGGAGAAATGATTATATTTGATGAAGCTTTAAAAAGAGTAACATCAGGAGTTATTCCTCTTCCCAACAGAGCTGCTGTTTTTCCGTCATATCTTCCTCATAGAGGAGTTGCTGTGTCCAGAATATGCCCTGTTATGAGAGTATCTATTGCATTTCAATGTACTTTTAATAATACTCTTTAATTTTAAGTAAAATAGGTTAAAATAATTAGCCATGAAATTAGTTGATTTAAAGTTCCAACCAGGCATAGATAAACAAGATACCGCTTACTCAGCAGGTGATCAACGTAAATATGTTGACTCTGACCTTGTACGTTTTCACTACGGAAAACCTGAAAGATGGAAAGGCTGGTCTTATTTACCAGATCCAAATAAAACTGTCGTGGGCGTGGTCCGTGATACGCATAGTTGGATTGGTTTAGACGGAACTAGATATCTTGCTTTAGGCACCGACAGAAAACTATATCTATACTCAGGTAGTGCTCTTTATGACATTACACCTATTAGAGAAACAGCATCTTTAACCAATCCTTTTACAACAAATGGCACAACAACAGTCACAGTAACTGACGCAAATCATGGAGCTATTGAAGGAGACTTTGTTACTTTTGATTCATTCTCTGCAATAGATGGTTTGGATATGAATAACGAGTTTGAAATTACAACATATGTGGATGCTAATACTTATAAAGTTACACATACTAGCGCAGCTTCTGGATCTACTTCTGGTGGAGGTGGATCAGGTAATGCTAATTATCAAATCAATATTGGTGAAACTGCTTCTACCTATGGTTATGGATGGGGCACAGATACTTGGAGTGCAGGGAAATGGAATGAACCAAGTACATCTTCAGATGTAACTGTCTTTGCTCGTAGCTGGTCGTTAGACAATTTTGGTGAAGATTTAATAGCTACTGTTTTAAATGGCAGTACATTTATAAAAGATCTTTCTGGTTCAATAGATGCTAGAGCAACGGCTTTATCTAACGCTCCTACTGCATCCAGATTTAGTTTGGTATCTACTGACACAAGACACTTAATGATTTTTGGTACAGAAACTACTATTGGTACACCAGCCTCTCAAGATGATTTATTATTTAGATTTTCTGACCGAGAGGATGCTACAGATTATACACCAGTAGCAACAAACGAAGCTGGTTCACTGCGTATATCAGACGGTTCTAGAATAGTGGGTGCTGTTAAATCATCAGGTCAAATACTTGTTTGGACAGATACCTCACTTCATGGTGTTCAGTTTGTTGGCACGCCTTTTACTTTTGGTCTTAGACAACTTGGCGCTAACTGTGGGTTGATAGCACAGCATGCTGCTATTGAAGTAAATGGTAGAGCATATTGGATGTCTGATAATTCTTTTTATATGTACGATGGTGTTGTTAAAAAAATGCCTTGCTCTGTACAAGATTATGTATTTGATGATCTTAGTTACACAAATAGAAACGATATAGCGTGTGGTATTAATACAGCTTTTAATGAAATTATTTGGTACTATCCTTCAGCAAATGCTACAGCAATAGATAGAGGTGTTGCTTACAATTATTTAGAAAACACTTGGTATACTATTAATATTGGAAGAACAACTTGGCTCGGTGCTTATGTATATGAACAGCCAATTGCTACAGAATATAGTGCAAGTTTAACAGCAAATGCATCTACTATATTGGGTCTAACGGCAGGAGCTTCTTATATTTATGAACATGAATTAGGAAACAATCAAGCAGATGGCACAGCTATTTCTGCTTTTTTAACAACAGGATCTGTTGAGATTGCTGATGGCGATGAGCTCATGTCAGTCAGTAGATTAGTCCCTGACTTTGATAATCTTGCTAATACAATGACTGCCACTTTAACATTAGAGCAGTATCCACAATCCGCAGCTAATGTAACTACAACAGGCAGTATTACTAGCACAACAGAAAAAATTGATGTAAGAGGTAGAGGTAGAGCGGTTAAAATTAAATATGAAACTAACACAGTTGATGACACAGCTTGGAGACTCGGGTCTACAAAACTACAACTTAGACCAGACGGAAGAAGATAATGGCTAAAATAACAATTACACGATTACCAAATGCAACACCTGAATACGATGCCAATCAATTTGATCAAATGGTTGCATTATTAGATCAAATTATTCTTTTACTTAACACAAACTACCAGCAAGATTTAAAAGAAGAATCACAGTCGGAGGCTTTTTTCCTTGGCTAATGTATTTAAAAGCGCAATGGTGGATATCACCACAACAGATTTAACAACCATTATAACAGTTCCTACGGCTAATCCTGGTGCAACACCACCAGTTCCGCCTACTACAGATGTAGTAAAATCTCTTTTAATTTGTAACGACTCTGGTTCAACAACTTTAGTTGATGTTGAAGTTGTCCGAGCTTCTGCAACCTTTGAATTATTTAAAGCAAAAAGTGTTGCTACGAATACAACCACAGAATTATTGACACAACCTTTAGTTCTGCAAGAAAGTGATGTTCTTAAAGTTCAAGCCAATGCTGCCAATCAGGTGCACATTATAGCAAGTTTTATGGAGGTCACGAAAGGACAGCTCTGATTAATTTACATTCTCTATTTATTACCCCCGTATTTTCACTACAACTAAAAGGCCACGAACATCTTATTGATTATGTATATCAATTAAGAGAAAAAGATGAAATGGGTATGCCTCGCTCAAACATAGGTGGTTGGCATAGTCATGATGAAATATACGACATAAAAAAATTTAGACCTTTAGTTGGTGACATTCTTAAATATGCAAAAGATTGTTTTAATCACATGGATGTACAAGATGATTACAATCCTGAGATGACTGGTATGTGGGGTATGATAAACCCACCAGGATCACGAAACAATGTGCATACTCACCCATATAACTATTTATCTGGTGTCTTTTATCTTAAAGCTCCTAAAAAGTGTGGAAATATTGTGTTTCTAGAGCCTAAACCACAGTCAGAGGTGTTATCACCCCCGAAAACAGATAAAGCCTCTATACACCTCGCTCACAGCGTACAATGGGAACCTGTTGAAAATTCCTTGATTTTTTTCCCATCATGGTTACAACATGAAGTACAAACAAATAGTTCTGATGATGATAGAGTTATTATTAGTTTTAACATAAATTGGAGAAAAGAAGATGCCGATAGTTGAACCTGCTGAATTACTAGGACATATTACAACAGAAGATGGAAGAAAAATTCCACATTATAAAGTAAAAACTGAAACTACAATTACACACGTGGATACAGGTGCTGAGTATAACTCAGAAGCAGAAGCTCAAGCTGATATTGATAATCCAGGAACATCCACAACTGCAGAAAAAATTAGAAGAGACGTAAAAGTATTTGCTCCTTCTTTAGCAGATATGTTAGGAGAAGCTGCTGAGTAAAGTTTTTATAGAAGAAGATTTTTTTCCTTTAAATATTTACAACGAGATAGTTCAACAGATGATATCTATTGAATATGTTCCACCTAGTAAATCTAAAATTGATAGTCATAAAGGATGTTACTGGCATGAGCATATGTTAGTTAATAATTGTGATGTTCAAAATGAAATTAAAAATTTAATAGATAAAAAATTTAATTTTAAAACAAATAATTTTATACAAACTACATACACTATGGTTGGTGCAAATGATATGCCAAGACCACACACGGACATTGGAGAAATGGGATGTAAATATCAATGTTTAATTTATATGCATGGTCCTGAATCTGTTAACAATGGCACAGGGTTTTATAATATTAACAAATCAAACGAACTTGAACTAAGTATTCACGTTGGTTTTAAATGTAATAGAGCTATTTTTTTCTCATCAGATGTTTATCACGCCCCACTTCAATGGGCTGGTAATGGCTCTTTTAGATACTCAATTTGTAATTTTTTTAACTAAGCACTACAAGCTTCACATTCCATATCAGAGTCTAAACCAGTTACCATAACTGTTGCATCGGAGTTATGTGGCTTACCTTGAATTGTATGTATGTGAGGACCTTTTTTGTGTTCTAATAATTCTTTTTGTAATCTTTCGTTGTCTCTTTCCACTGCTAATAAACGTTCGTGGTAACGACTCACCTTATCAGCAAGGGTAGCTATAGCCTTCAATACTTCTTGATTTTCCATAATATCTCCTTGATTTATAATTTTTGGGTGAGATCTAATTTAAACATGTGTACAGAATATATCAAGTAATCTTTTTAAAATTGTTTTCTTGACAGAGAATTTGTGTTATGAAAGTGATAGAAAAAAGAATGAAAGCACAAACAAACGTCTTTGGTAGAATGGTTAAAAGATACGATATGCCTTTAGAGGCTATCGATGATTTAAATCATAAATACGAAGAGCATAGAAAAAATCTTAATTCTTTTGGTCCAAGATTAGCAGGAAGATTAGATTCTGAACTTGAGTTTACACATCATATTGGTAAAACTAAAATATCTAAAAATATAGTTGATTGTATGAATGACTATATTGAAACATTAGAAAAAATAAATTTATATAAAGGAACTAAAGAATTAGAAATTTTAAGTTGTTGGATAAATGATATGAAAGAAGGAGAATACAATCCTCCTCACACCCATCATGATAATACTGGTTGGTCTAGTGTGATGTTTTTAAAAATACCAGAATTTATAAATGATGTAAAAGACCCACATAAATTTAAAGATGGTCAGTTAGGATTTACAGACGTTGATGGTGTAGACACCACATGGATGGAACCTGAAGTAGGTCATTTTTATATTTTTGAAGCTAGGCATCAACATTGTGTTATGCCTTTTAAAACTAAAATAAAAGGAGCAACTAGAAGATCAATGTCTTTTAATTTTATACAAAAAATAAATAGTAATGATAAATAAGAAAATTATATTTTGTGCAACTAATAAAGAAATGCTTGATGTATGGCCACATCCTAAACCAGCATCAAGATTTATTCCCGATGAATATAAAAAACTTGAAAGATTTGTTGGAGGTAATGTTCATGATCCAACATTAAAAACATGCATACCTTTTTTAGACTCAATGACTGCTGGTTACATTATACCTTTTGATCAAGATTATGTGGTAGACTCTGTTGAGGATGATTTTTCTGTAACTCCAGCTAGTAAAAAAGAAGAGGATTTTGGTTTTCATAATCAAACACAACTACCTAATTCTTGGAAAAAAATATCAGGTAAACATGCAGGTAAGTTTCATAGTAAATGGTTAATTAAAACACCTCCAGGATATAGTTGTTTATTTATTAAACCTATGAACAGATTAGAACCTAGATTTGAAATTATAGCAGGGATTGTTGATACAGATACTTACATTAATGAAATTAATTTTCCTTTTATTTTACATAAAAGAAACGAACAGTTTATAATAAATAAAGGTGAACCTATGGTTCAAGTAATTCCTTTTAAAAGAGAATCATGGAAAATATGGTCTGGTTTTTATATGGAAAAACTTCATGCAAAAACATTAAACATGTTAAATAGTGTATGGATTGATAAGTATAAAAAAATATTTTGGAGAAAAAAAAGTTTTAAATAATTACGAATAATTTGGATCGTAATCAATCCAGCTTTTTCCTGCAGTGTTTGTAGTTCCGTTATCTTCATCAGCTTTTGCAGCCGAAAAATAAGTAGCTTTTGCTTCTTCAATTTGTAATTGCCTTGTTTCAGCCCAAGTTAATAAAGCTGCAATAGTAGTTGATCCTACAGCATCACTAGTAGCGGATAAGTTAGTATTACCCGTCATATTTCCAGTAGCTGGATCTTTACTTTGTATTTCATTTTGCCCTATTAAATTGTTCCAAATAACTGCGTGAATAGTGTTTGGAATCCAACCATCTACCCAATTCTTACCTTTATCAGCCCATTTAATATGGTATGAATCATCAAGTGTAATGCTATCTCCATTTAATATTACTATTTGTGTTGCCATCAATATCTCCTAATGCTTTATAATATAGTTTACCACCACAAAAGGTGAGAATGAATTTGTTCCTGCAGCCGTAACGGATCCAGTTAAACTTGTTGTAATATTACCAGTTAAAGTTCCTGATAAAGTGTGAGAGTGGTTGTGTCCAGTTCCAGAGCCTGCGCTTGCTGTAACATCATTATTAAAACCATCATTTGTTACGTTTTGACGACCCATTCCTTGTACCTGGTTTCCTCCAGATCCCCTTTGATAGTTAGCACCCGCAGCGTGATTGTGACTTGCTAGTTGAGCCGTTGTTAATGATGTATTAGAAATAGATCCTGTTACGGTAACAGCTTGGTTTGTAGCATTTGTTGCAGCTTGGTTGTTAGTTACCGCAACTGTCACTGTATTTGCTCCACCTGTACCTGCTAAATTATATGTGTTACCATCATAACCTTGTGGCATTTTACCCTGTAATTGAGGAACATTAAAAGTTGTTGATCCATCACCAGATCCATAAGTTGTAGAAACTATAGCAAATAATTCTGCATATGTTGATCTTGATACAGCTGAACCGTCACATAATAAGTAACCTGCTGGGGCTGTAGCTTTAGTCCAAGGCTTAATTGCGCCTACTTCACTTCTGTTTACTATATCTTGTAAGTTAGCCATTAGTCGTTATATTTCAACCTCCATCCATTGTCACTGTTTACATAAACAAGCGCAATGCCCGCACCATTAGTGCTTATTGTTAAATCTGCAGCTGATCCTTGTATCTTCTGTGAGTTACGACCTACTGTACAATTGTTTGTACCAAAAGTTCCTTCTGCGTCAATGATTTTTACTTGATTACCAATTGAAGGAGAAGAAGGTAGGGTTATTGTTACTGCACCGCCAGATGTATCAACAAAAAGATTATCTCCATCTGATGCTGTGTAGTTACCAGTTTTAATTACCCAAGCTTCACCTAAACCAGCAAGAGAAAAAATATCATACCAGTTAGTACCATCGGTAGCAACCATTCTGTATTTACCATTTGTAATAGTAACAGTGTTTCCTGAAGCACCTAGTCTAGCAGAAATATCTGCACCACCAGAAATGTTATTGTAAATACCGTAAGTTTTTTGTGTAGCTGGAAATTGTAAAGTATGCGTAGTAGAAACTGTTCCTGTAAGAATTAATTGATTTTGTCTAGCTTCGTTGTTTGCTTGAGTTTGAGGACCATCGCCGTTTGTTAGCGTAGTTGAAGTCCCAGTAGTAATTGCTTTAGAATAAACACCAGCAATAGCGAATTCAAAAACTTGAGAGAAATTGTTATTCGTAATAGTACCCCAAGTACCTGAATTTTCCCCTGATGTTTGTAGCTCTATTCGTAAGCCAGTTGAATAAGTTGAACTCATTTAATCTCCTAATAAAGTTTTAGTTATTATTTGAAAGTTTGTCAAAACTTTTTTATGCAGCTTGATGAACTTCTGTCCAACTTATGGCTGAGTTAGAGTCGTCTACAGCGGACCAGAAAGTCCCTTGTAAATTACCTACACTACTTGTAGCAGAAACTCCAGTTGGTGTAAAGCTTACATCCGTACGAATTTGTGTGATTCCTATACTTGATGTTAAGGAAACGCTAGGAGCTTCATAGCTTGTTTCTTGGGTTTCGTCTCCCAAAGAAAGTGTCGTTCCAAGACCAGTAACAAATACTGATGTAAGCACAGTTCCTGTTGTAGAGGTCATTGCATTACCTGATGGGAAAGCTGTCTTACCAATTGAAACTGATACAGTTCCTGTAAGAGCATCCATTTCTGGTTCACTTGCAGCGACAACAGTTACTTGTGAATCACCTGATATTGAGAAAGTTCCTATTGATGAGGTTGTTGAAACTCCAGTTACAGATATATTTTGATCTGTTGCTACTGTTTCTGTTCCTAAAGAAACACTAAGTGCTTGACCTGTAAGAGCAAATGAACCACCTACAGCATTCCATTGTTGATCGCCCCATCCAATAGAATCACCTGTATTTACATCTGTGTCACGGTTCCAACCAGTTGTAGATGTTACCGATTGTGAATCATCTCCAACAGAAGAAGTAAGAGAATTACCAGTTACAGATATGTTCTGATCTGTTGTTACTGTCTCAGTTCCGATGGTAAATGTAAGAGGGTTTCCTGAAGGATTTACCTGAGCAATACCAACAGCAACAGCAGTTCCAACAGCTGATGTTAAACCAACACCAGTTACAGATATGTTCTGATCAGTCGCAACTGTCTCAGTTCCCAGAGATGACGTGAGGCCATTACCTGTAACAGAAACAGGTGCCTGTTGGTTCCATGCACCACTGTTCCAAGTTTGTCGGCCCCATCCTTGGATAGAGGCCATGTTTTATCTCCTATGCGATTCTTAGAATTGCAGCAGTTGCTTCAGCAGCAGGAAACGTAATTGTAAATGTTCCTGAAGTTGAAGATTTAACAGCACCAAAATCTAATACACAAACAGATGCATTTGTAGTTAAACCAGATACAGTTGAACTATTGTAAATAACAGCGGCTTGCGCTGAAATAGTTGCACTTGTAAAAGATATATCACTAAAATCACAAACAGCAGTATCTGATGATAATGTCGGCGTAACAGATGTTAACGCTCCACCACCCTCAGCATAAGTGCCTGATGCACCTACTTCGTCAGTTTGTTGAAATGCAGTTGTTGATTTGCTTAAAGTTGCTTCGTTATCGTATAGTGCTAGTTTAAAAGCGTTCCCTGTCGTTGCCGTAAAATTGTGTAGGCCTTTCAGGATCTCCACTTTAAAACTGTTACATACAGCTTGAGTAATTGCCATAATAATCTCCTATGGGTTCCTTGATTCG